CAGTAGGTGCTGCTGGTCAGGAAGTCCAACACCTCGTAACCGTCCGGAAGCGAGCCGGTGACACGCATGGCGTTGGCGTCGTTGTCGGACGTGCCGGGCCGCAGGGTGGTGTGCCACAGGCGCGCGGCGACCCATTCAAGGGCCGGCGGAACCAGCAGCTTCTTGCCGCGGGCGAAAATCTTCAGGTTCGCCTGGTCTCGGAAGTTGACGCGGACGTTGGTCAACGCCTGCAACAGCGAGGCTTCCGACAGGTCAAGTTGCGTCGAGAAGGTATTCGCGTAGGTGCCGCGGTCGATGGGATGCGCCGTGGACAGAAGCGCCACGCCGTCGCCGCCGACGTTCGGGTTGTAGGTCGTCGCGCTGTTCAGCACGTTCGCGGCGTAGATTTCCTCGGCCTGCTCAAAGCTGTTTTGGAGGCCCAGATTGGACGCCGGGAATTGCGACTCGTACAGGTTGTCGGCGATGGCCTTGCGGGTGATAGCGTAGCCCAGACCGACTTCCCATGCCTCGTGGTTGAAGATGAACCGCTCGCCGGCATTGTTGTCCATTGCCGTCGCGCCGCCTTCGAACTTCAACTGCGGCAAAGAGACGTACCGCACTTCGGCGGTGCGCTCGATCCCCATCTTGGAGGTGCCGCGCTCCAAGAATTTCGGCCACTGCCGAGGGATCATCCTGTACTTGCCTTCGATCCCGCGCAGCCCCGGGCGGGTCAGGTCGTAGAGGGCCGCTACATTGATTGCCATTTTCTATGCCCCCTTAGATGCCGGTCGTGCCGGCGGCACGGTCGGTGCTGTTCATCTTCACGACGGCCCAGTTATAGACGGTCGTGTTGTCGGCACCGTTGACGCCGGGAAGGGCGGTGGTGCTGTAGAGGTCCATGATCTTGAACGGCAGCGCCGAAGATGTCGTGATGTTGGCATCGTCGATCACGTAGCTGCTGATCCCCGTTGCGGTGTTGCCGCCGGCACCAGCGTTGAACTCGACATTGTTCATCACGTCCGATTGCGCCAGAGTCCGCGAGGCACCGAGAGATGCAACCAGGAACAGCACATCCGGATCGTCAATGATCCACGCGGTCACGGTCGCGGTGGACAGACTGGCACCCAGCGAGACGCCGGGCCAATACTGGGATTTGACCGGAAGGGCCCTGAGGCCGCCGTTCGAAGGATATTCGCACCCCCAGAAGATGCCGGCGATCTGCCCCGATACCGAGGGGGCGATCACGATGTTGCCGCCGGTGCCCTCATTGTAAACAGGGTCACCGCGGAACAGGGCGGTGGTATAGTTGTAGGCGATGGTGCGGCGGCGCAGCCCGAAGCTCGGGGTCGCGCCGGCAACGGAACCGTACGGCTGAAAGCCGAACTGGAACTGGACGTTCGCCACGCTGGCGGTCTCCTGGTCAGGACCATTCCTGCGCCCCGAGCTTCGGGGCCAAGCGATCCAAGGGAGACCGCCATCGGCGCGATGGCGGTTGCCTATTTAGGCATCGGGCACCTTATACCCGTTCCTGCCGGGGTTCAAGTGTCTTTTTTAGACGCCTCATTCCACCTGTATCTCCATGGCTCCGGATTCCCGCCGCGTTACCGGCATCGTCTTCGGGTTGGCATCGCGCGGGGCGGTTCCGGGCGGAGCGTAAATCAACTGGTCGTTCATATCGCGGACCCGAGCCGATGCCGCCTGGGCCGCCATGTGACGCTTCAGGCGATTCACGCGCTCAGGGATTTCGTGCAGCATCATGCCGTCAACGATAATTGGACCATCGGTTCCGGGGGGCATGAAGCGGCCGTCGTGACGCCGGGCCGGCACTGATCGCCAGCTCTGCATCTCGGCCTCGGCCAGTCGGGCGTTGTCGGGCTTGCCGTAAACGTCACACCTGATCCACTGATAGACCATGCCGTCAGGGATGAGATGGCGAGGAACGGCCCACTTGTCGCCTTCCTTCTGCTCGGACAGGAAGGACAGGATTTCCTCGTCGGTCATGTTGTCGAAATCGGGGCCAGCGCGGAGAGGATCGCGCAGCGGCTCGCGAAGAGATTCTTGCTTTATCATCATTCTGTTCCTCACCTACGCCTATAAGGCCACTCTCCGCGAGCGGAGAGGCGTTGCTTCTCGGCAGCGTAATCGGCGGGATCGACCCCCAGCCACTCGGCTGCCGTCTTGTCCTCGGCGCTGACGTACACATCGCCCGGCCGAACCTTGCCGCCGGGCTGCGGCGCTTCCCTGCTTGGGGCGGCGGCGGTGGGAGGTGCGTTGCGCGGAGATGGTGTGGCCGGAGTTTCGGGTGGCCGGTAGGTGGGAGATGCTTCCGGCTGGGCCACGCCCGCCTCCTGTTTGATGAGGTCGAAATACTCCTGAGTATCGACAGCGAGGCCGCGCCCGCGAGCCAACGCCTCGGCTCCAGTCATGCGCCGAAACGCCGCTTCATCGGTGAAGAACTGTGGGTTCTCGCGTAGGAAGGCGGCGGTAGCGTCGGTGCGGCTGGCAAGGAAGGCATCCCGGCTCGGCGCTCGCAATTCCCCCAGAATGGCCCGTTCGGTGGCAGTGCCGGCCTGCGGCTGCGACGGCCGTTGCTGTGGGGGCGGCTGAAGCCTGGTTCCACGCTGCTGTTCATATTGCAGCTTGCCGCGCTCCAGTTCCCCGACCTCAAAGCCGAGACGACCCAACCGTTCGGTGATCTCGGCAATTCGACCGAAATCCCCAGCCTCGCCGGCTGTTTTCATCTCGGACTTGAGAGATTGAACCTCGCCTTGAGCGGCACCAAGGGCGGTCACGATAGCAGTAAAGCCGGTATCCTCGGCACCCTGCGCCACGCGGGCAGCGTGTTGCTCGGCCGCCTGCCGAGCGCGGGCCTCTTCTTCGGCGCGGCGATCGGCCTCACCGGCTCGGTTCTTCCAGCGCGCCAGTTCAGCCGCGGCTTGTTCGGCGGCATCAGCAGGAGGCGCCGGTTTCGCCGGCCTGTCGGTGGGATCGGTGGTGGGGGGCGGCGTATCGGGAACACCCTCGCTGCGCCGTTCGAGGATTTCACGGATACCAGGCGCGTCGCCGGTAATCGGGTTGACCCGAAGGGCTTTAGGGATTTGGGTTTCGCTCATGGTCTAAAACACCGCGTCGGGACGGGGCAGCACCATCTTGATGCCACGCTCGCTGTCCATGACGATGCACTCGATACCCCAGATGCGGGTGCGGAAGCCTTCGCCGCGGCGGAACATCACCCAGTCACCGACCGCGCAGCGGTCTTCCGCCCTGAAGATGATTTGGTCGTTGTCCTCGTAGCAGTGGGGGCCAAGTTTCAGCACCAACGCCGAAACGCCCTGCCACTTGTCTTCGTTCACCACCGCGTCGGGGATGATGATCTCCAACCCGTTCGCTAGTTTGCGGGTCTTTGGTCGGACCCAGACGGCGAGTAGGATGCGGTTGAGAGGGAGCGTAATCGTCGAGAGATCGCCAACGGCGGCGAAAATCTCTGCCTTGGCAGCGGCGAAGAACTCGTCGGGGTTCTCAACGTGCCCAAGGGCTTCGCTCTTTTGCTCTGAGCGCGTGCCCAGAACCACTAGCGACGGGGCGCCCGCCGCAGAACTTGATTTCACTGACGCTTCTCCTTGTCTTCTGTTAAGTCGATGATGATGGCCCGGAGGCGTTCCAAGCCCTTGATGTAGCCGACCCGTTGCCGATAATCAGCCAAGTCGGCAGCGCCCCCGCCGACGACGATCTTGCCGGCCTCGGCAATCTCGTCGTCGATCTGGGATTTCAGATGATCCAGGATTCGCGGGTGGATCAATGCTTGCCCTCGGCCTTTTCCAGCCGCCCTTCACCACTCAGCGCCCCCGCCGTCATCCGGCCGCCACGGGCACGAGGCGGCATCGCCCCGGCAGGAGGCGCACCAGGAGGCATCGGCGCCATGCCGCCCACGGGAGCACCCATGGGACGAGGAGGCATACCAGCGCCCGGAGGCATCACAGCGGGCGCACCCATCGGAGGGCGCGAAGGAACCGGAACCGGCACAGGTTGACCCCCGCCGGCACCGCCGGGCGGCATAAGGATGTTCACGACGGTTTTGCCGCCGTGCTTGCCGGGACGATCGACCTTGCCGCCGCGAGCACGGCCCTCAATCTCGCCGCCGTGTTTCTTCTCTTTGCCGATCAAGCCGTCCTTCTTCAGAACTTTGGCGATCAGCTTCTTGTCGGCCTTCTCGTCCTCGACGGCGGTCAGGACGCGACCGCCCTTGGCGCGATGTTCGGCGGCGCGCTTGTCGTGGCTCTCCTTGGCGGCAGAGCGAATTTCATCGAACGTCATTTTAACGCTCCTAAACTTCTGAGTTGATCGGTTCGGCCTAGCCTCGCCAGTTCACGGGTCTGCCACATCAACTCAAAGAGATTGCGAACACAATCGCCGTCCTCTCTGGAGTTTCCAGTTGCGGCAAAGCCAAGGCGACAGTTAAGTCCATAGTCACGCACGCCGACAGAGATCATGAACTTACCATCGTGGATCTCGAACGTCATCTCAGGTGCCCAACTACTGGGCCTTGGAAAGATTGGCACGATGTCGCTTGGAAGTTCCCACTTAGGCATTTGCGTTCTCCTGTTGAGTCATCGCCTGTAGGCCCGCAATGCCGGAGGCGTGGGCGTGGTCCTTGTCCTGCATACCCGCCTCGTGTGTACGCTGGATCGCTGCTTGTTCGCTGTCTGTGTTGTTCTTAGCCCCGGCCTTCGCCAGATCGGAACCGATCTTCTGTTGGGCGCTACGCTGGTTGATCTGGGCGATTTCAAGATGGGATTGCCGATCAGCATCGCGCTCCTGCGATTCGGTCAGCATCTCAGTGGCGCGGAACTGACGTTCAGTCTGCTTCTCTTGAAGGTTCGCCTGTGCTTCTGCCCCTATCGCCTGCGCCTCAACCAATGCCTGCTGAGTCTTCGCCTGCGTCAACGCCGCCGTGGCTTGGGCCTGTTGTGTCTTAGCGGCGGTCAACTGCGGGTCGTCGCCCTTGCCGGGGGGCGACTGACTCATCGCAGCCTTGGCCTGGTCGATTTCGTCCTGGCTGGCAAGGACACCCTCCGGGTCGGGGATGCCGACCATCCGCATGAACCGCAACGCCGTATCGCGTTCGTGGAAAAGATAGGGAGCAGTCTTCGCCAGTTCCATCATCGACCACGCCACCGCAATCCGCTGGACCTGCGAGGCGGTGTTGGGGTCGGCCATCGGCACCAGTTCGCTATTGTCCAACGCCGACAAGAACTCATCTTCTTCCCATTGCCGGGCTGGCTTTGGGTTGAAGCGCCATAAAGCTCCGGGGTCTTCGCGGAACCGCTGCTTCAATAGCCGAAACTCTTCGGCCTGACTGCGGTGCAGTCCTTTGAAAACGCCCTTGATCGGCTTCAGGGCTTGCTCGATCTGGGCAACCATGGTGCCGACCGGCATGTTGGCAGCCCCTTCGGAAAGCGGCACCGACGCCTCGCCGCCCAACGCCCGTCCAGCCTCCTCGATGTGCTGAATAAACTGCATAAAACCAGCATCGGGAGACTTGTACGGCATGTTCGATACGACTTCACCGATCGGCTTGCCACCGGTTTTGATCGGGACGCCGCCTCCCGGCGGGACGCGGAACTGGTTAGTGATCTGTTTGCCGACATCATCCGAATATAGGAATCCCGGGAAGTTGGCAAACATCCCGGCGTCGATAAACTCTCGAAATGCAGCGGTCAAAGCCCGAACCGTATTACCGAGAACGTGGACTAGACCAAGGGCGTAGAAGCCAAGGGCGTTAATATAGAAATACGGAACAATCTCTTCGCGCGGAAGTTTCAGTTCATCGGTTTCATCCCAGTTTCTATAGATAG